ATGGAAAGCTGCTCACAAAAATAGCGGAATTAGTTGGCTATGTCCCGAAGGAAGAGGCGTAAATGTATACCATCACAAAGTTTCAAGACACTACAATGAAAGATGTCGTGGCCTCTCCATCGCCGGTCATACTCATGCCTCTGACGGTATCTACGGACACGGAAGAGCAGGCCAAGATGATGTTCTTCCAATCAAACGATCTGATGGATCTAGTAGACCTGGGCTTCCTCGAAGAAAAGACCGATGATTTCAAGGAAAGACTTTCCAAAGAACTTGCGGCCATCAACTCGAAGCGAGTATTCCGCGTATTCGTACCGACCGAGCTCGGTATGCAGTTCTGGGCACCGATCAAAGGCCTTCCGAACTAACGAATCAGCTTGACAGATAGCCTATTATGCTGTAGTATAAGGAAACTATGACAACCACTCCTGAAGTTAAGAAGTCTAATCATCAAGCCAACATCGTCCGTGTAGCTGAAGTGCTCGCACACCCTGATCCTGAGACAACCGATCTCGAACTAATCGTAATCGGTGGGTACCAAGTTGTTGTGCGTAAGGGACAGTTCGCTATTGGTGACCTCGCTGTCTACATTCAGCCCGACTCGGTCGTGCCGCAGACGATCCCATTTAAATTCATATGGGAAGGTCACGTTGGCATCGACGGTACGGTACCGGCCAAGCGCAGACGCATCACGGTTCGCAAGTTCCGTGGTCAATATTCCGAAGGCCTGCTTCTGCCAGTTAGTGACTTCATCTCTTCTAATGCTTTCGGATTTATGAGCGATGGGGTCACCTTTCAGTATATTCCTGGTGGTTACATGCACGAATGTGGTGTAACACTTTATACCAAAGAAGTAAACGAAGGTGATGATGTGTCTGACCTTCTCGGCATCACCCATTACGACCCAGACGCCGACAAGCCCGAAGACCCAAGCGCATCCGCACCGGCACGCAAGGCGCGCCGTCCGAAGACTCTGAAGGGTTGGGTCCGATTTGCATGGCATGGCATCATGCGCAAGCTATTCCCTCAGACACACCTCGGTCCTATCGACACGCCCATCGCTATCCCAACGTACGACATCGAAGCCTTCAAGAACTACAAGGGCACGTTCGCTGGTGACGATGAGATCGTGGTGACTGAGAAGGTTCACGGATCGAACGCGCGGTACATGTACCTCGACGGTATCCAGTACGCCGGGTCACGGACACAGTGGAAGCATGCTGACTCGAAGGATGAGTTCCGCAAGGCTCTCGTTCAGAACCCTTGGATCGGCGCATGGTGCGCGGAGAACCCAGGCTTAGTCCTGTGGGGTGAGCTGGTGCCGACGCAGGGCGACAAGTGGGCATACGGAACGAAGAAAGGTGAGGTCAAATTCTTGGCCTTCGACATCTTCAACCCTGAGACACACACGTTCTATGACTACGATACTTTCCTTGCTGCTGTGCCTGACGAATCAGTACGGGTTCCTGAGTTGTACCGAGGTACGTTCGGTGCTTACAGTCAGGCTCTCCTGCTTTACGTCGACGGCCTCTCGGCAGTCCCATGTGCAAAGAACATCCGTGAGGGCAACGTCCTCAAGACCGTCAAGGAGGAGCGTGTGCGCGGCCTCGGTCGCAAGCAGCTCAAAGTGGTCAGTAATGTTTTCCTTGACAAGGACAGCAAGTAACGGTATAGTTGTACAAGATCGTCCTCGGGTGAGCGAGGGAGCAATGCTGAGGAACTGATCAACCCAGCTACACTCGACACCCGCAGGCTCGGTACTATAAACCAATAACCCGTCCAAGGAGGACACCGTGGCATTAAATTTCGAAAACGGAAACTTAATCTATACCGCACATTATCCATCTTCACCAACACCCAAGCCGCTCCCGGAAGGTTGCAAACCTTTCGATCTTGCAGCAGCACTTGCGGGTAAGCCTGTAATTACAGGAGCAGGTAAACCCGTCACTAACATCAAGGTGTTCGAAGGCGTCATGGATGGTTTTTCACTTGCTGGCGTCTTAAATGGTACAGTGGTTGTGCGTACCATTGGAGGCCATACCAACAAAAGTGGAGCAGATTGGGAACAGGACCGCACCTTCTTCATGAAGGTCGAGACCAAGGATGTGTACTTCAACATCTACAACGCCACTCGTCCCGAGGGCCACAGCCATGCCACTGAAGAGGCAGCAGACAAAGCGTTTAAAGATAGTGGACGCAAGCGTGTAAACGAGGGCGGCAAGGCATTGAAGGTCACAGTAGAGATCTAAATCTACCAACCTACAAGGCACGGCGAGGTGATAGCAGTAAAGAGGGTCAGTGATGGCCCTCTTTTTATTCAAGAAACATAATAAACATAATTGATTTATAACCTAAAGTTGCAATATGACGAGGGCCAATGGGCAGCAAGAAAAAGCAAAGTGTCGATCCAACCAACATCCCAGCCAAGTTGACCCATGCACAAAAGGAATGGTTCATCCTTTTCTCGATAGCCGTCGCCGGTAAGGGCGCGAAGGGCACAGAGACGAAACTGAATGCACTGCTCGACTCGATCAAGCCCGAGGGCTGGGCGTTCTCAGGTCCCTTCGCCAAGATCAACTACCTCATCACAACGAAGCAGTTGTCGGACAGACTGAAGGAGTTCAAGTTCGGCCAGTACACCAGGATCGAAAAGGCCTATAAGCAAGTCACGTTGCCGGGCATACCGATTACGCTCCAGGGTCTCCAGCAAATCGACGGCATCGGCCCTAAGACCGCCTCGTTAATCGTTCTCTACACGAACCCCAAGGCCGATTGCGTTCCGCTCGACACGCATATCCTGAAGTTCCTCCGCGCCCAAGGCGTCTATAAAGTACCTACATCTACCCCTCCTTCAGGTACGCTATACAATCGACTAGAAATGGCATTCAAAATCATTGCAGTTAACCAAAATAAAACCGTAAGACAACTTGACACTGAGGTGTGGAACTACTATCATGGCAAACATGCGAAGTCGAATCCTACTCCCGCTCCTTCTTGCTATCCCGATGGCAGCTCAAGTCAGCACGCCAACGCCTGATCCGATCCTACCGCTGACACCGGATGATAACGTCTGCTCTGAGGTACCGGAGGTGGGTTGGTTTTACTACTCGCCTACGTTCGGTGTAAGCTTCTCTAAGAAGTCTTGCCTGTCAGCCATTCTCGCAGCTAAGGGACGATCACGGTACATAGTGATGGTGCAGATATAAATGGGACAGAATAAGTTTTCCAAGAAAAGCGACAAACTAACTCACACGTCTCCGCTACCATTCTCGGGAAGCAAAGGTCCAAAACTACCTGAGTGGGCAAGGTTGAAGTTGGCGAAGTTAGACGTAGACAGTGCGTGCACCGAAGTCGAACTAAAGATGGGTGACGCCACGGTTACCACCAATGAGGCTACGTTCTCCGGCGATTGGTATGCCAAGATGAAAGCCTTTTTTCCAAAGTCTATCGGTCAGCAGTACCAAGAGGAAGTGCAAGAGGGTAAGATAGAATCTCCTACGCGAGATACCTCTTACTATTCAAGACTGATCCGTGCTTCAAAGGTTTTCTCTGATTGGAACCAAGGCCGTTCAAAAGAAGACCAGGAAGCGCCTCCATCGGCGGGTCAGATCTGCGACCTCATGGCCAAGTTCGCCAGCATAGAAGTAAAGCTTACTTTACGACATGATGATGACGAGCGTGCTGCGAATATGGCCCCCGATCCGATGGAAATGTTTTTACAGAGATTAGATGCAATGGCGTCTACTAAAGAGCAGCAACAAAGACTCTTCAGAGATGATGAAATTTAGGCTTGACAAACGGCCCTTTTTACTGTATATTTGAATTAGCAAATGACTGTACCAAGTGAACTAGTAACAAGCAAGGCGATGCAGTTTATTACCTCTCGGGGCTGGAATTGGAGATCAGCCGGTCCTCCACAATATGAGATTGAGACTTGCCCTTACTGCGACAAAGATGGGTACCATTTTAGGATGTCTCTGCATGGTGCAGATGACTCGCAGGCAAACAGGGACGGTTTGTGCGCCTGCATGAAGTGTGGTAAGCAGGGCAATCTAACCAGCCTGAAGCAGCATTTAGGAGTGACTATCCCTGAAGTCGAATCGCGCAAGGACTCAGGCGACACAGGACGCAAGACAGAAGAACTACCTGATCTAGAAGAGGCTCATCAAGCCCTCCTCGAAAACGCAAACGCAATGGACTACCTGATGAACGGTCGCGGCTTCTCGCGCGCCATCATCGAGCAGCAGAAACTAGGATACACACCAGAACGGTACTTCCGTGAAACCGGTAAGGTTCCGGCTATCATCTACCCGTACTTGGTTAATTCCAACAGTGTCTTCGTACATTACCGGACTTGCCCTGACATGGACAATCCTGGTAAGGTACCGAAGGCGTTTAGCTCTCCGATGGGCTGGACGGTGCCGCTGTACAATCAGGAGGCTCTGAACAAGGAAGGCCTCAAAGAGATCGTGATGGTCGAAGGTGAGGCCAACTGTATCTCAGCAATGGATCACGCTGTCATAGACATCTGTGGTGTACCAGGCGCTAACTTTAAGAAGGCCGAGTGGATCGACGTACTCGATAAACTCGAACTGGAAAAGATATACATTTGCTATGACAAAGACAAAGTGGGCCAGAAAGCAGCGCAGACTCTCGCAGCGAAGATCGGCATTGAGAAGTGCTGGAAGATTACTCTACCAGACTTCATGGTACCTAAAGACGATGGCACTGAACGCCTCGGGAAGGACTTGAATGAATACTTCACGTTCGGCGGCGGTACAGCAGAATCGTTCGCGAAGCTCAAAGAGGAAGCTGTTCTCTTTGACGTTGATGGCGTTGCGAGTTCCAAGGATTCGCTTTCTGAGTTTATGGACGAGCTCGAAGGGAAGAGCGGCCTGGAACCGAAGTATAAGTCCGCTTGGCCTAGCCAGAATAAGCTCGTGGGATTTGACGAGGGTGATGTCATTGACATCCTCGCACCTGAGAAGGTTGGAAAGACTACCTATGCGATGAACCTGATGGAGCACATGTGCTCCACATACGGTGAAGACGGTGTGTTCATCTGTCTCGAAATGACCAGAGCGCGCATGGCCCGTAAGTGGGTCTCGCACAAGGCAGGTATCGAAGACAACCTACCAAAGGACGAAGCTGAGTCCCATGCTCTCCTCGCGAAGTTCAAAGAGGCAGTGCCGAAGCTTCAAAAGGAAGTACAGGATCGTGAAGGAGACTTCTACTTCTGCTATCCTCAGTACAAGAACTGCGAAGACATCTATAACCTGATGCGTGCCTGTATCCGACGCTATGGAGTAAAGTGGATTGCCATCGACAACATTCAACGACTGGCCGATACGACGCCGCGAGGCCAAGGCCGTAACCGTACCGAGCACCTATCGGAGATCAGCAAGGTTATTTCGCAGATCGCGAAAGATTACGGTGTCCAGATTATTCGCATCCTCCAGCCGAACCGTATCCAGGGCGGTGGGATGGTGTCAACCGATAACGTAGACGGCTCGTCACAGATCGCGAAGGACTGCGATTGCATGTTGACGCTGCACCGCCCACGTATCGCGAACAACAATACCGCCGACGTCATGCAGTTCGACAGCGGCGCGCCGATGGAAGAAGAGGCGACGTTCTCTGATCGTATGCTTCTGACCGTAGGCCTGAGCCGCTATAGCTCTGGTGGCCGGTGTGAACTCCACATGAACGGAGCTACCTCGACCGTAAGTGAGATGTCGGAGCATCAGAAGAAAGTCATTCAGGCAATGGCCAACCACAACGTCGGCCACGCTGCACAGATACAAAACCAGAACCTCGCCGGTCTCAAAAAGGCCGTAGAGAAAACCGCACCAGCTTCCGTCGACGCAACTGCATCTGAGACGATAGCTGAGGAACCGAAAGAGACTGAGGAGATCGGCATCTAATGACTCGTCGTGAAAGCGCCCTCGAAGCAATACGCTATCATCACCCAAAGACGGAGAGGCAACTGATGGTGCAATGTGGATTCAGCCTACGGCCTGTCGGCGGGGGCGCGTACAGAGACGCGTACCAGATCATCGGTACGGACCTGATCATCAAATTACCGAGGTGTGAGGGTCAGTCCATAGAACGTATCGAATACAGTATCGAGCATAGCTGGCTTGAGGTCGACGCTATCAGAAAGGTCATGAAGTCAAAGGCAAAGAGATGGCAGATGTTCAAGCCCCTTATGCCAGAGATTCTGTACTTCAATCACACGTACGGTACAATCGTTATGCCGAAATACAAGCGAGTCGGTCACAAGAGGCATTCAGATACTATCAGGAAACTCGAATATCTTGTTAACCGCTACCATGGTGTCGAAGACTCTGACTTGCATAATGCTGGCAATTGGGCGGAAGACAAAGACGGGAACTTGAAGCTTATTGACATGGGTTGCTTCCTCGAAGGAAACACAACTTGTCCATCAAACTAAGTAAGTTGACACCGAAGGAACGAGCCAAAGATCTTCGTCTACAACGAGAGTTTCACATTACACTCGCAGACTACCGGCTAATATTCAAGTCCCAAGATGGTTGCTGTGGTATATGTAAACGTCCAAGATCAGACTTCAAAAATGACTTCGCAGTAGACCACAATCATCTTACAGGTGAGTTAAGGGGCCTGCTTTGTTTTACTTGCAATCGTGCTCTTGGCAAGTTTCGAGATAACGATGTTTTAGTTATAAACGCAGCCCAATACGTTCAGAACCCTCCGGCAGCTATTGCTTTAGGGAAAAGGATATTTACAGCCATAGGGCGTATTGGTACGAAGGTTAGGGCTAAGATCTTGGCTGGAATGAAGATAACGAAAGTAACGAAAGGTAAGAGTGGACTCAAACGTAAGTAGGGTGCGCCGAGCAGATCGGTTC